GAGAATATTCGCTTGCTGTCTGATAACTACGAGGTCTCAGTTACTTCCAAGGGACTTTCCCATTGGAAAGGTGAACGAGTAGAATACTATATTGCTATTGAAGCAAATTCAACCTTCTCGAAATAATATGACCGCTGAACAGAACCACCTCAAGATGCTTCGAATCGTTTTACCGATATAGATTTTGCCATTGACAATATTCGTGATTTGATATATAATCATGATAGTATTTATGATGAAAGAAGTGAAATGCGCGAAGATTTCTTATGGACCGAAAAATATAGACCTAAGACTGTGAAGGACACAATCCTTCCTGCTGATCTCAAAAAGACTTTCCAACAATATGTCGATCAGGGAAATATCCAGAACCTTCTTCTTGCAGGTTCTGCAGGTGTTGGTAAAACTACTATTGCTCGAGCGATGCTCGAAGAGTTAGGTTGCGATTATATCGTCATCAACTCGTCGATGAATGGTAATATTGACACACTTCGTTTCGATATTATGAACTTCGCATCATCAATGTCTCTTACTGGTGGTCGAAAGTATGTTATTCTAGACGAGGCTGATTATCTTAATCCCACCTCTACCCAGCCTGCACTTCGTAACTTCATGGAAGAATACTCCAAGAATTGCGGATTCATTCTGACTTGTAACTTCAAGAATCGTATTCTTGGTCCTCTTCAGTCTCGTTGTACTGTAATTGACTTCAAGGTCTCAAAGAAAGATATTGCGAAGCTTGCAGGTGAATTTTTCAAGCGGGTCGAGAAAATTCTTAAGGCTGAAAAGGTCGAGTACGAACCTGCTGCAGTTGCCGAAGTAATCAAGAAATTCTATCCTGATTGGCGCCGAGTCCTCAACGAATTGCAGCGTTATTCTGCAGTCGGCAAGATTGACTCCGGAATTCTTTCCAACATGGAAGAGAATTCCATTCAGGAACTTATTGGTTCAATGAAGACCAAGAATTTTACTGTGGTCCGAAAGTGGATTGGTGAAAATCTTGACAATGACCAGAATGCAGTATTCCGTAAGTTCTATGACTCTGCAGCACAGTTAATGACTGCTGGTTCAATTCCTGCTCTTGTAGTTATCCTTGGTCGATATCAATATCAGGCTGCATTTTCGGTTGACCAAGAAATCAACCTTGCAGCATGCCTTGCCGAGGTTATGTCGGAGTGTGTCTGGAAGTGATCTTTCGCATCTCACCTAGAATATGTCCTGCACCAAATTGTCCTTGGAATGACAACAGAAAAGATGATGTAACTTATGCCGAGTCCATTTGACTTTCTAAATTCGATTAATTCTACCAAAAAGAATCTTCTCGAAGAGCATCTTGAGTCGGACTATAATCCATTCATGATTAACCGGGGACTTTCGTACTTTGTCGATACAGTTTTGTATGCTCAGGAAATGAACATGCTATCTGCTCTCGATAAGAAATTACAGTATGATTTTTATCTTGAATCCATTAGACCAAAGAAGCGATTTTCGAAGTGGGCTAAATCTAAGAAAAAGACTCAGAATCTTCAGTCCATAATGGACTTTTATGGATTTTCCCACACCAAAGCTCAGATTGCTATGAAGTTGCTATCTGAAGAACAACTTGCTGAAATCGAAAAACGTCTTGAAACTGGTGGAGTGTCATAGGATTATAAATATTGCATATCGTCTATTATGTAAGGCTTTGTGCAATGATTACCGACAGCTTCGTAGAGGTCACTCTTAATGACCCACAATCGTTTCTTAAAATTAAAGAAACACTAACAAGAATTGGCATAGCCTCAAAGAAGGATAATACTCTCTATCAGTCTTGCCATATTCTTCACAAGCGCGGTAAGTACTATATTACCCACTTCAAAGAAATGTTTCTTCTTGATGGAAAACCTTCTACCTTCACAGATGAAGATCGTTTGCGTAGAAATGCTATTTCAGCTCTTTTAGAGCAATGGGGACTACTTACTGTTATAAATCCAGCTTTTCTTGCTGAAACTAACATGAAGAATTTGAAAATTTTGAAGCATGATGAAAAAGCCAAGTGGACGTGTGTCGCGAAATATAATTTAGGTAAGACTAACCAAACCTGATTTCTTTAATGCATATTTAGTAGTATTGTTCTGTCTAACTGCATCATTAAAAGAATCATAGACTCTACCTTTATATTTGACTTTTTTAGCTTTTATATGATTTCGTCCTATTGCTTTTCTGGTTTCTAAAGAGTGTTTTCGTGGTGGTAGTTTTAATCTACCGCGTTTCCACTTAGGGTAATTTACTATTTCTTAGATTATATACTTATATACAACCTTGGTCCTTATTTTGGCTCGAAAATCAAAAATAACTCAATCAAAACTAGTCAAGGTTCGTAGACATACTATGAACAAGACGTCTCAAGGGGCGTCAGTATCTTTCCATACAAAGCAACTGGGATGGAAACTCCTCTCAAAGGAAGCTAAGTATGATAAAGTAGCCGGCATGTGGTGGGTCGAGTATGCGGTTCCTAAAGAGTAAGCGGAAAACCTCGGACTTAAGTAAGATTATTCTTGTTGACATTCCTGCAACAGTGGTGTAGGATAAGGATAGTTGCCTAGTGCAGCCATATCCAAAATATAATGAGGTAAATTGAATGACTAAGACTGATCGACTTTTGAATGCGCTCCAGGCGGGTGATGAACTTTCCGAGGCGCAGATTCGCAGCCGTTTCGGCATTGCCAATCCTTCTGCAACCATTTTGTATCTTCGCCAGAACGGCTACGTCGTCTATGCGAACCGCAAGAATGACCGCGTAACCTACCGTATCGGTAATCCAACTCGTCGTATGATCGCTACTGCGTTTGCGTTGTTGGGTGCTTATGATTCGGGTCTTGCGCCGGCACACGCTGCTTAAGTGATAAATAAGTGGTAGGCTGCCGTAGCAATCGTGGGAATGCTGACGGATTCTAAACCGCTCACAGGTGGGTTCAACTCCCATCGGCAGCGCCACTTCTTTTTAGGAGATAAGACAATGAAGTTCTAGATGCAGGGGTCCTCCCTTTTCTCTGAGTGAAACTGTAATACAAATCTTTAATATATGAACAGAGAGAATTTCAATGAAAACTTATCTTAAGATCAAGATCAAACACCTGGCTGAAGAGGCTCAGGTTATCAAGTTTGAAAAAGCAAAATGGATGAAGAAGGCTGCAAAGGGTCGCGCTAAGGCGGCTGAAAAGCAGATGCTTGATCCGGCTCCTGCGTGGATGTTCAATGCAGTTCATGAACACCGAGTTAATGTGGTCCGTCCTGAGGTCCGCGACTCGAATCTTGCTTACGGCTTCCTTCGTGGAAAGTCTTACGCTCATGTAGAAGCTTCCCGTTACACTGATCCGAATTGGACCAACGTGCTTGCAATTGTCAAGCGCTTCTACAATCCTCGGTATCGAATGAATGTGGATCTTGACACTGCATTTGCAGAATGGAAAGCAGCTGCTCCTCTGATTTCGAAGCGCAAGCCTCGAACTCCTCGAGGACAACGAATTCACCGCTCAAGAGAAGAGTGGGAAAAGAAGCAGAACCTTCAGTATATTTAAGAAATTGGGAGCCTTGCGGCTCCCTTTTTTTTCTCTAGATTTAGAACGAAAAAAATCCCGTGGGATTCAAAGTCCCACGGGATCAAGTATGCATCATCTTTGGGCAGAGCCCTCCGATGCCAGTTAGTAACTCAACAAGTTAGGCAGCAACCGCTGCCTTGTCCTTGCGGAACTTCGCGAACTTCGCAGCCATATCAGCCATCGACTTGTTCATTCCACCAGTGACGCCAGTCTCAACCGGCTCAGAGGGGGTTACGGCAGCAACCACATCGGCAGCCGTAGTTTTCACAGTCGTGGTCTTCTTCGACTTCGTCTTCTTTGCCTTGGTAGGCTTTTCAGCCTTCACCTTGCGAGCACGCTTCGGCCACGAAGCCTGAAGTTCCTCAGCCTTGTTCACGAGACCCTCGCGAACCAACCAGCGAACATGAGATCGAGCCTGGGGCTGAGTCATCCCAAAAGCTTCAGAGGTCAGTTCGACGATCGTGTCAAACGGCTCGTCACGATTCTTTTCGATAAGATCGATCGAAAGTTTGCGGACTTCGCCGCGACCAAAAGTTGCAGTCATTCAGTTTTCTCCATTAAGTGGCCCAATGCCACGGTGTAATTAGATATTACACCTAAGTCGGATATTTGTCAACCAAATAGTTTAGCTGACCTGAACATATTTCATGGTCGTAGCCAGCAGGTGGTTGTAGTCACCAGACATGGCTTCATCCATATAAGCCTTCTGGTCCTCAGCAGACACACCTGCCCGGCGCATTGCCTGCTTGACTTTACCCAAGATTGCAAAAGCGTTGCCGTCGGAACCAGTAAGACGGACGCGAGCTTTAGTAAGAGGAATAGACATTTTTCAACCTCACATGTAGTGGTAAGTTTCAGAAGACGGATCGCAGCAGAGCGGCGTTCCGTACGAGACGATCAGATCGGGCCGCTCTGGTTCAGAAGGTTCATGAGCTGCTCAACGTTCTTGATTGCACCGAGAGGGACATACATCTTCAGATTTCTTTGAGAGAGACGCTTACGGGGACTTGTTCGTAGTTATAGCGGGACCAACGTTCTTTCCACTTCTTTGAGTTGAGAAAGAACACTTCGGCTTGGCTAATATCGTAGGTGCCTGTGCCACCCGAGCGCACGTATTGACCGTCCGGCGCGCGATAGACAACTCGTTGAACAGAAACCTGAGTAAGGTCGGTCATGTCGGTGTTTCCCTTTGTCTGCATCATGTTCAGATATTAAACCGGATCGAGAAATAAGTCAACCAATAAAAAGGATAACAGTTTCAATGACTTAGGACCTAAGTCATTGAAACGATTGAACAATAAAAAGAGCAAAAAAGAGCGATTTTTTAAGCCTTTGAAAAGATTGCACTTTTTCTATGGTCACTGGTTGCCTAGTCTAAGATACAATGTGGGTGAATATCATCCCAACCGAGACCATACCAGTGACCATAGACCGGACAGGGTCGGCCTAAGTAATTGATACTATTGGGACCCCAAGAATCGCTCTTTTTCTTGAAAAAAGATTGTGTAACGATTTCAATGACTTAGGTCCTAAGCCTTTGAAAAGATTGACGAATTGAGTGGTTGACTTAATTAGTGATCCGGTTTAATATCTGATCATGATGAAGAACGGAAACGAAATGCAGACTGCAATGACTCGCACGAAGCTACTTGATCTCGTCACCCACTCCCCCAATTTTTATGCGGCTTACGAAGCGATCTTCGTTGCCTTCGGTCGGAACCTGACCAAGGAACAGAAGTTGATCGTGGACGAAGTTGTGGATATAATTTACGGCTAACTCAATAAGAGGGGTTGACATATTAACCCACTTATGTTAGCATGATCTTACAATCAAATCAAAGGAACTACATGTCCCGCAAGTCTGATAAGGTTGAAGTAGTTGAGACCGACGCCCAGATCGAAGCCAAGCTCACCGAGCGGTTTCAGGTGTTGGAATACCTGACCGAAGCCGCACTGACTGGCGACGCGAATGCCGCGATCATCTCGGGACCTCCCGGTCTCGGCAAGTCCTTCACTGTCGAAAAGGCGATGAAGGAGTTCGATCCGAACGGCATCAATTCTTGTCAGATCAAGGGTTATGTCCGCGCGACCGGCCTCTACAAGCTGCTCTGGAAGTTCAAGGAAAAGGGTCAGGTCATCGTGTTCGACGATGCCGACACTGTGTTCTTCGACGACACTTCCCTGAACCTGCTGAAGGCGGTTTGTGACACTTGCGAGACTCGTACCGTCTCGTGGTTGTCGGAAGCTAACCTGGTTGATGAAGACTCGGGTGACGTGATCCCGAGCCACTTCGAGTTCAACGGCACTGTGCTGTTTCTGACCAACATTGACTTCGACGCTTATATCGCGAAGGGTCACAAGTTGGCGCCGCATTTGTCCGCGATGATTTCTCGCGCTCACTACATTGACTTGGCGATGAAGACTCGCCGCGATTATCTGGTTCGTATTCGCCAGGTTATCAAGCTGGGTCTGCTGTCGAACATGGGTCTGTCCAAGGCCGAGCAGAAGGACGTGGTTGACTTCATTGAAACCAACCATAACATTCTGCGTGAGCTGTCCCTGCGTATCGCGATCAAGATCGGCAATCTGCGTAAGATGCCCCGTGGTGACTGGAAGGCCATGGCGAAGATCACTTGCTGTAAGGCTCAGTAATATGTCAGTCG